CAAGCTGTCATCCATATTACGTGCATAGCACAACCCCGACTATTTAGTATCGGATGGTGAATATGTTAGGATAGGACCGGCAAAAGTGCCAAATTCTATTCCCAACAAAGACCATGATCCCAGGATTTAACAAGGGACCTACTAGTTTTCGGACTTCCAAAAAGACGAGATATGGGAAGCTTCCCATAAGTCGGATTTTCTGAATTGCCCGCAGATTGTAATAGCACAAAACCTATCCCGTAATTGGTAACTAACCGCTTACGAACAGATAGAGATATGTGCCGAACAATCCGTCCTTCGTGACCGTGCTTTGGTAAAACGTGTGGAGCTTCATCGCTGGATGAAAGCAAAACAGTATCACCAAAATCAACAGGGCCACGGCAGTTTCTCCAAGCTCGGGGGACCTTTTTTACAAGGGAAACCCAAACTGGAAGGAACCGTTTATCGCAGAAGGAATCGTGCATAATACGACGCGAGTACAGCCTAAGGGCGTTTGCAATTTGCAAACCCTGAGGTATACCGTTATCGTTAAGCGCGTCTTTTCTAAGATAAAAAGGACGTACGGGCTGACCTTTAAAAAAGTCAGCGCCGCAAGACTCGAAGAAATTACCTGCCAGGTAACTCTTCTCGGTGTTCACCTCGAACCCTAGCGAGTTCAAGGTATCGACTAGATCGGAAGCATATGATTTAGGGACGATCAAATCGTCTCCATAAACACATATGTTTCTCCACCCGTCTTTGGGTACAACTGAACGGGCCATGGCTAAAAATAGCACTGACTCCAGTTCGAAGGTGTAACCATTGCCCATGCTTGAGAATTTCTCAAGAGAATGCCATTGGCCTTCTATATGGGTAGACGCAGATCTGCAGCAATTGACAAGGTGAAACCAACGGGCAGGAAGTAAATACTCCACAAGCCCTTTGGACACGCTGTCGCTAGCTTTAGACAGATCTATAGTGGCAAAACCTTCATCGTAGGCTCGCTTAGCGAACCTTTGATTTCGGGTTTGATCGTTTAAGTCGATGCCATTACGCATAAGCTTACTGCGAATTAAAGAACCGATGCCCAACTGCACAAAGCTGTTGAGTGTAGGTTCTTTACATATTCCGCGGTCAGTTTTTGCGTTCTTGGGAACGACGGTAAACTCATTTCCTCGAACTACTTCGGGAGAAGTTTGGTGTTTCCACCATTCTTCGCCTAATATAGTTCTATAAAACGGAATGAGCCCAGTGGTCAAAACAATGTTTTTGGCAAACTTGTCAGCCGCTGTACTACCGGTGCCTCGTTGAAAGGCTTGTGCGCCAGGTCCAAAACGGAACCTCGATTCAACATAAGAGAGCTCATTTCCCGTGAGGGAGCCGAGGATCTTATGAAGTTCTTTCTTGGTCTCATAGAGGCCAAAAATGAACTCGTTAGAAGCGAGTTTCTTATTGAAACTAGCGCACGTCTTCTCCGACTCCCAGAAGGAGTCAATAGCTACTTGTTTCCTATCAATACCGAGAGGTATATTAGGGCTCTTCTTTAAAAGTGACGAAATTAAATAATCGTCACGAAAAGAGCGAGTGTCATCGTAATCCAAAGGATTACAAACTCTCTTCAAAACTTCGTCCCATTGCTCGTGTTTTAAAACGATCCAAAGGGACAAAGAGAAGGGAGTGTTGACACTCTCACAAATGGCCATAGCCGTGGAGGTTTCAGCACTGAGTGCTGAATTAAAGTTTAAACGGGGTTTAAACATTGGCGTTATCCTTATTGCACGTAAACGTACAGTAGAGGTGAAGCGAAAAGGATTCCGCTACATAAAGTTAAAATCGCGACCAGACCATATCCTATGGGACGGACGCTGAGGGGTAAAAGTGGAGTAGCTCGTTGTATGATCTTCTTGATCAAATCGAGACTAAGATTCTTCACTAATACGCCGGATTCAGGTCCACCGGATAACTAGAAACTAAGTTATCAGCGGAAAGACCCTGAACCTGGGCCCACAAATCAGCTCGCTCGGTATTAGTCATAATATCGGGCTCGACGATTTGAATTTTAACCAACGCCGTACCTTCGACGGTCTCAGAGACACCATCGGCAGCAGTGCGAACAAGAGGCATATCTAATCGGATGTTAGTCTGATCAGAAGTGCGACTTTTCCGCGCCGGTGACAGGCTCAACGAAAGAGACGAGCGTGCATTAGAAGTAGCACTATCGTCCCCTTTGAAAGAGGCTTTCTCGCCAGTGATAGACACTGGTTCGAAAGTCACAGTTGTTGAACCGTCACTTAACGTAACAGGTATTGTTGTTATAGCAGGCATTTTAATGCTCCATTATAGTTGTTGCGACCCAGAATGGGCCAATATTATAGTGAAACCGCTAAAGGAATAGCGGCATTTTAGCGACGATACTGACGAAGAATAGCCAAACCGTCAACAACATTTAATATGTTGTCAGACGGAGAATAGCGGAGGGAGGACCAAAGACCATAGTTTAACATGGATTTGGTGACCACCGTACGCTGAAAGCTCTTCTTTTGATACGAACTGGGAGTGGTAGAAGAATATCCTCTGTACTTACCAGAAAGCCTAGCCTCTTGACGAGTCTTTTGCGTGACGGTCCCAGTTAGGGACTTGACATGCTTAAGAGCGTCGAGACCAGAAAGTACGTCACCGACATTGAATATCCAATCAGCTACGAGAGATCCGGGAGTTAACTCCCAGGCCAATTCTAGCGGATTTCCGAAATCAATCGGAGTCCTGACGTCTAGAGTAATCCAGATGTTGGCACGATATTCATTGGACGCGCTACCGGAGGTAGTGCGTTCGGAACCCTCATGGCTTATAGAGCCGCTGGCGGATTGTTTATCTTTCAC